ATGCATTTCTTGGAGAGCAAGCAGGAATTTGCAAACTGGATCAAAAACCGGATCGAGCAGTATTCGTTCGTGGAGGGGCGGGATTTTGTGATTGATGCCGCTCCACAAAATTATGGAGCGGGAAATCGTGGCGCTCGTATCGAATACCATCTGGCTCTCGACATGGCGAAAGAACTCTCCATGGTTGGCTCAAGGGAAAGGGCGAAAGTATCATGAAAATGCAGGTCCAATTCATCAAAACGCCACAGGGGGAGGAAATGGCAATCCTTCCCAAGGCTGATTATGAAAAGCTGCTCGATGCTCTTGAAGAGAAGCAAGACATTGAGGATGTTCGGCGGATTAAAGCGCGCATCGCCTCCGGCGAAGAAGAGCTAATCCCTTCCGATATCGTGGACCGTCTTCTTGACGGTGAAAGCAAAATTAAGGTCTGGCGTGAATATCGCGGCATGACAGGGAAAACGCTCGCCGACGCTGCCGGTATGAGCGCACCTTACCTCTCGCAGATTGAAAGCGGTGCCCGCGAAGGCTCGCTCGACGCGATGAAGAAGATCGCCGATGTGCTCAAGGTCACAATTGATGATCTAATATAATCAGAGAGATACAAGAAATTAACGAGCATCGGATACCTGCGTGCGGCCCACCACACAATGACCAGCACTTAAGGAAATTCGATATGGCACAAGTCCGATATTTGACAGGTCCAGACGTTAAGAAACGCTACGGGGTTTCAGCGCAGACCCTCATTAAATGGGTCAAAGACGAAAAACTTGGGTTTCCCAAGCCGCTCAAAATTCGGCGTCGTAATTTTTGGCACCCCGACGAATTGGACGGCTTTGACGAAACTAGACGTGAAAAAAGCTAAATAAGCCTTTTGGGCCGGGTAACTGCAATACCTGGCTCTTTCGAACTCGCGCCAACCATTCACCTCAATCATCCCATGGATTGCCTACCTTTTCGGGTTCGCGATATGGCAACTCATCAAACGCCAAGTCGATTTCCCATCGATCCCATACAGTGCGGCTGTTAATCATCTTTGGCCGTGGCATTCTGCCGTCGGCGATCATCTGGTCGAATAATGTTACGCTGACCCCGATATAATACGCAGCGCCTGTCCTCGACAGACCACGCGGCGTAAAATCAGTTCCTTTGATTTTGCGAGTTTCCATCAATAACCATCCGATCACATAACGACGCTACGAACTGTGCATCAAGCAAATGTAATGTTTGCCACTCACGCAGCAAGCCGGACACATAAAATGTCCGGCTGTCCGCTTAAATGTCCGCTTGCAATTAAAGATTTGCAGCGCTTCGCCAGAAGTAGTCTCTTTGCTCTAACGTCCACTGCATCGCTAGGCGCACTCTATCCGTAAGCCAGTGAAGGCGGTTGAAGTTCTGCGCACCGATGATGAACATTTGCGCTTCAAACCTGTCATCTTCGCTGGGAAGCTCATCGATAATCGCTTGCAGTGGTGCCGGGATAGCGCCGCTCTGGAGTGCGGCCAGTGCTTCCTGCCGCGTGATGATTTCAAGAACCGCGAGATACTGGAAGAACTGGCGGCGGCTGATGTTGTCGGGAATCGGCTCCGGTTGTGGCGGGGGTGGATCATATTCACCGATAACACCATATTCACCTGCAATAGCCTTGCTCCAGACTTCAATGCCGTGATCGGTATCGGCACGTTCGATAGTGCTGAAATTTACGAACCCGAATTGGTCTTCAAGCTCTTCGAATAAGACTTCTGCGCGTAAGACCGTGTGGTTTACGTCTGCCCATTCAAGGTTCTTGACTGCTTTAACGGTGCGGATCGTAAACGGTTTGCTCTCTACAATCTCGGTCATTATGCTATCCTCATCCAAAGGCTTACTTGATTTGAACCTGCCCCCGTAGAGTTGCCGCCTGAACTCATAAGCTTCCAAGTACCAACATCAATAATGCCGCCGTGGACGCTATTGCTTCCTTCGCTGGCGACGGATGCATAAGTCAGTTCGCTACCAGAAATTGTGTCATTGCCGTTGCGTGAATAGCCGGGGTATCGGAAGCGAGCGATTGTGTATGTTCCCTGATCAGCGCGATTGCGAGATTTCGCCCAGTCTTCAGAGCGCCAGAAAGATCGAGCTTCCAGAAAATCCGAAAGATATCCACCGCCCCACTTAGAGCCTTGCAAGTTACCATCAGCAAAGAGGACGCCCGTGTTTCCTGCGACAACAGTTGTTGGCCTTAGTGATGACCTTACCGTTGATGAGGAATTTTCAAACCCGGAATACACCCAATTTCCGACGCCAGCGGCAATGTCGCCAGCAGCCATCAATTGCCCGCCTTTGGTAAAGCGCCACTGAATACCAGCGCCATTCCAAAGGAACAGATCGCCATTGGCTCGTTGACCTATTTCTATATGTGCGCCGTCAAAATCCCTCCCACCACCAGCCATGCGAAGCGCGACATCGCCAGCGCCAGCATTGCGTAAATTAAGAAGGGGAGAAAACGCAGCGGCATTTAAAAGGATATTAAGAGCGCCAGACATTAGATCGCCAGCCTTGGAAACGCGACCATTCGCGTTGGCATTGGCTGAAGCGTCTCCGCTATCTACATACTGCTTCGTTGCAGCATGCAAATTCGCCGTAGGGTTGCCCGGAAGGGCGACGGGGCCAGTCATCGTACCGCCCGCTAGGGGCAGGTAATTCATCGAAGGCAACTGCCCGGCGGGAACCTTTCCGTTGCCGTCAAGCGACGCAACTCCATCCGCCTTGCCTTTGTCGACAATACCGAGAGCGTCAAGGTTCGAGCGCCCTTGCGCTTTTTGTGCGAGATTGAACGACTGCGCAGCGTCGACCCTTATGCGAAGCGCAAGCGCGTTGCTGACCGTTGTGGCGAACTGCGGGTCGTTGCCGAGAGCGTCCGCAAGTTCCTTAAGCGTGTCAAGTGCAGCGCCGGAACCGTTGACCAGATCGCTTACAGCTTGCTGAATTGCGGCGGCAACTTCTGTTGCCGTCATGCCGTCCGTAATGCCATATCCGCCGAGGGTGTTAGGTCTATCCAGCAAGTCAGCAAACGAATGCTTATGCGTGGAAAGTGCTGTTTCCGTCAGTTTTAACTTAGCGTCAATGGCGATAAGCGAGGTCGCGATTTTTGCGACCTCGTTAATCTGGATGCCGCGTGGGTTCGGCAAATCAAACTGATAGTTAATCGTTGTTGCCATTTAAGACCTCCCAAAAATTTGGGTTAAAAGGGGATAATAAAAACTCACATGCGGCGAGAAATATCGACATCAATCCACCCCTGTATCAGCGTGCACGCCCGAGATTGCCGACATATCCAGACGCGGCGAGACGACGGGGCTTAAGGTGGTCGCCATTTTCGCAGCTATGCGAGCCATGAAAGCGTCGACCTGTGCCTCGGCTGCCGTTAGCTCGGTCGCCAAGACCGCGTTGTATCCGTCCATTGTCTGTTTTGCCGCCGCCGCCGCTTCGGCTGGTTGTGCCTGTGGAGCCAATGCGCGGGCATCAGCATCGAGCATTGTCCTTTGATATTGTAGGTTCTCGCGCTCTGGATTTGGCATGTCGCGCATAGCTGGATGCGTGTTCGCTTCTATTTCGGACAGTCGCTTGTCGACCGCAGCTTGCCGGGCGAGAATATCCGTGAGATCGGCAGCGCGCGCTTGTTCTGCCGTGGCTTCCGGGCCTATCCGTTCGCTGCCGCCTACCTTTGACGGATTTATGCCAGTCTTGCTTTCGATCCACGCGTCAATGCCGCTCGTAAGCCCCCAAAGATTGCCCTCGGGGTCGACGGCGTCGAGCACTTCCTTGACGGTCCAAGCGGTGCCGATGATCCCGGCTCCCTTGGCGGCCTTACCAAGAAGCGAGCTTCCCTTCGATGCTGCGCCAGCCAACGCACCTGCGGCGGCCGTTCCGGCTCCGGTTGCGCCAGCGACCGCCCCCGAAATCCCCATCGCAGCACCAGCAACGCCTAGAGCGCCACCGCCAAGCGCGATAGCCGTCCGCATAAGGCTGACAAGCGACAGGAAGAATGCAAGGACGCCTCCGCCAACAATGGCAATTGGCCCGAGCGTTCCCGCAAACAAAAGCGCATAGGTGCCCCACTCCAACAGTCGAGGGCTACTTTCAGCCAGAGACTTCAACCCATTGGTAAGCGACTTGATAGCTTCCGTGGCTGTTTTAAGAACTCCACTCTCGGCGATCGCAATGAACAGGTTTTCTACGGATGCCACCAATGCAGCCCAGTCACCAACAATGCCTTGCATCATGGTACGCGACATCTTGTCGGTAGAGCCTTGAGCCTCTTTAATCAGGCGTTCGAGCGTACCAGCCAAATCGCCCTTGAGAAGCGTTTCAAGCCGCGATCCTTGCCGGGCATCGAAGATACGAACCACATCTCCAATATCTGCGCCCTTCTCGCGCAAAGCTTGGAGGAAACCGAAGAAATCCACTTCTGCGCCCGCCGCGGTCAACGCGTCTGAGATCGTGGATGCCAAGGCTGCTTTGTCGACAATTGACGCATCTTTTCCAATAATGCCGCTCAAGTGCGCGGTGAGTTTGGACAAAGATTTATTCAGCGTTGGGTTTTTCAATGCTGCATCGATCTGGCTCGCATAATTGGCTGCATCAATGCCATCCGCTGCCAACGATCCGATAATATCGGATGAAGAAATTTGCCGACCGCGTTTGATGAAATCGTCGATGTTGACATTGAGCCGTTCCAACGAGGCAATCATCGGCTTTGTAGGGCGCAACATACGAACGAGTGCGGATCGCATTGCTACGCCCGCCTCGCTCGCTTTAATACCACTTTGTGCCATCACCATCGAAGCGGCGGCAACTTCCTCAATATCAAGTCCGGAGGACGCTGCAATCGGGCCGACATACTTGAATGTCTCACCCATTTTCCTGACGTCGGTATTCGAATTGGCGGCAACATACGCAAGGGCATCATTGACGCGTTGTAAGCTTTCTCGCGCTTGGTCTGCTGTTTTAACCGGCAGGCGCATCGCCGTCAGGATATTTGTCGCAATATCTGACGCCTCCTGAATTTCAATATCGCCAGCAAGCGAGAGATTGAGGGTATCTTTCAAGCTGCCGATGATTTGTTCAAACTTGAAGCCAGCGCGACCAAGCTCGAACGCTGCGCCCATAATTTGTTCGTTTGTGAATGGAAAAAGCTCGTTAAGCTCTTTGGCATAACCTTGTATTTGCTTTTTCTGCTCGCCCGTCATTCCGGTGACGGCTTCGAGCTTGTTTGAAATTTTCTCGAAATTGTAGACTGATCGAGCGCCAAAAAATGTCATTAAACCTGTTGGCATCGACAGGCCTGTTGTCATGGTTTGTAAGTTTTTACGGATGCGTTTCGTTGCAGTGTCAACGTCCCGAACCATAGTCTGCACTGCGCCGCCAATAGCAAGGCGGCGCGTATTCGTGCTGTCAACGGCCGCCCCGACGCCGCGGATCGAGTTCGCTGCCGCACGAGCCGGAGCCGTGACCGCATCAATCATGCGAACCGTAAGAAGAGAGGTAAGATTTGCCATTTAAAAGCGCCTCTGTAGTTTTGCCAGCTTCGGCAGTTGCTCAATCATACGTATGAGCAAACTGATCCGAGTGCGCCTGACTTCTGGAAACGGGGTGCTCGTCAGATGTGAAACCAAAGCGACCATCTCGTCGCCTTGGTCGCGATGCCACGCGAGGAGATCGGTTAGGAAACTTCGACCGTCTGCTCGCCTACCAACAAAGGGCCAAGTATCTCCCCGAGCGCTGCGAAATCGGAGCGATGAATTTTTCCAATTACTTCCGGCGTTACGTCCGCAAGTGCCTCAATAAGACCACGCATCTGCCTAACGGTCGTTTCTGCGCCTGCTGAAAGCCCGAGATCGCCAATGATTTCCAAAGCCGCGACGTCGGGTTCACGTAGCGTGACTGATGATGTTGTCTTGTCTCCGATTGTTACCGGATGCTTAAGAACGTGGGTTGCTGTTTTCCAAGTCATGTTCGCTTTCCTTTCTAATGCCGCCACCAATCAGGCGGAGTTTGATTGTGATGGGTGAGACCTTGGGCGATCGCCGATAAAGCCCGATCCCTTTTTCGATAAGCAGTGGCGCGCGACCAACCGCGCGCCTTTAATTCGGCGTCAAATTTCTTTTTTGTTATGCGGCAACGGAGCCAGAGAGCTAAAACACGCGCTGCACCACGCTCCTCGAGTAGATATGCGCCCTGCCAATCAAGTGCGCGTTCGAGTAAAGAAACCGCGCGCGGGCCATAAGACGGGCGTCGCCCAATCACTTCATTGGATGCAACACTTTGCCAGCCCTCGGCCAGCCGATCGGCTAGTTCCATATGAAGTTCTGGCATTGCTGATTTCATGCGCGCCGGGCCAACCCGGCCACCATGCGTCGAAAGCCAGCGAGCCACCTCTGTAAGAATTTCGCCCACAAGCTTCGGCGTCCAAACGCCGTCAATATGCTGTTGAGGCATCAATCTGCGTCTCCATTCTCGCCACCGAGCGGATCGTGACCGGCACGCAACGCCGAGCTTGCCTCTTGGAACTTGCTTTGTGATCGAGCAAACGCGCCATTTAGACCCTTCTCAATCTCCGCGCGTAGCTTCACATCACGCGTGACTGACGCGGGAAGTCCGGCAAGTTCTGCTCGGAGTGTTGCGAAGATGCTGGATGTCACGGCCTCGACGTCGTCCATGTCGACGAGACGGCCTTCTTCTTTGGCGATGCGGAGTTCTACCTCTCGCTGTCGCGCGGCTTTCAAACTGTCGTCGGCTGCCGACTTCGAAGTTCGTTTTTCTTCGTCCTTCAAAAAGCGGATATAGCCTTGGACCGCCCCGACAACGGGATACTTGGCCTTGCCAATTCGAGGGATATAGCCCGCGTTCACTAACTGCCTGACACGCTCAATCGACAGCGTCAGAAGTGAAGCAATCTGCCCGGCTGTAAGGGTCAAATCGTTGAAATCGGCCATGCCTTCTCCTGTCGTTTTTCGAAAGCCGGAACACCAACACCAACCCCGAAAATCGAAAGCTGAAAAACGCGCGAATTCGGGGCTGCGGCGGCATCGCATGGCTTGCACTAGGGGTACGGTCCCTTTTCACCTGTCGGGCATTGCCGCTGTTCGTCCCGTATCAGCCCTGTGGTTGCCGTGGAGTGCTTGTGCGCCATTTCCGGTCACCACTATTGCTATCGCTTGTGTATGGCGATTTATGCGGGTGGTAATCTGATTGAGCGTGACGGTCGGCAGGAGCGCGCGATCCCCGCTCCTGCCGATACGTCCGAGTGGCTGCGGGCATGGATTACCCATTGAACTCGGACGTTGGTGCGGAGGTGACGGAATGGCTTTTACCACCCCCGCTTCTTCCGGTTACCCTGTGGGCCCATGAACAAAACCCACACGACACCGAATAAAATCAGCCGCGCTTGCCCTTCATGAGCACTTTCGGACGGGTGCAGTATTGAAGCGCATTCATCTGTGTATCCAGATGAATACCTTTTCCGCCACGCATTTCGTCCTGTCTCGCATAGACGCGTTGTCCCACGATGTTGACGGTATCGACATAGTCGGCCGGGGCGTAAGCGGTCTTGAAAAGGCCGGGTACGCCAGTAGGGAACAAGTGACAATCATCGGTGCCAACATATGTTTTTGACCCGACTGCACCGCGATAATTTTCCCAAACGATGCCACCGAATTCGAACGTGCCGAAAGCAGATTTCTTAGGGCTTACGTACCCGTCGCGTAGGATTTGAGCCTCTGACCAGCCCTTAAATGTCTCACGCACTTCCGGGTGCTGTAGAAGATCGTCGAAGAAATTATCACCGCAGAAAGCATGGATGCCATCAAACGGAACGCCGCCAAGATGTTCAGCAACACGCCTGACAATGCCAGCGCAAGCACGACGAAGGGTGCCATCCTCGACCGAGAGGTTCTTCAGGTCGAAGTTAATGACCGGATCGGCCGTCACTCCGAATTCATCAAAAAGATTGAGGGTGGAACCATCTGCGTAGACAATGATCCCTTGAACTGCACCCATGCGCGCGAATTCTTCCGTCACTGCAAAAGAATTGAGATGGGTCAAAAACCGCTCGCCAACTTTCCCCATCACGGTTTCAAGGGCTTTTCCCTTACCGAACTGGCGTACGTCTTGAACCTCGTCGGCCATCACCGCGTCGTTGATTTCAAAGTGAGGAATGCGAAGGTCGCGTAGGTCGCGTTTAACGCGACCGACGGTCGTACCCGGTCCACCACGAGGCGTTGGTGGGACGATTACAAGAATTTCGCCTTTTTTCTCGATAGCGATCGAAGTGGTTGCTACTCCTGACGCAGCGAACACGCCCATTTCACCAATACGGCCGGGCTTGTATTTCAGTTCGTTGATAGCGTCGGTCAGGCTGGTGGTCGCAAAAGCGTTGTCTTTGAAAATATCCAGCATCGTGCTGTCCTTTTGTTACGCAGAAACTTCGAAGATTGCTCGGGGGTCGGCTTCCTGCCGACGCGGAATGGCGTGTCCCGATTTTTCTGCAAGTTGAATGACGGCCTCCTCGGCACGTTCAAGCTCAAGTTTTGCCGCGTTAAGCTCACCAAGCTTAGCCTCTCGGCTCTCCTCAGAGAGCGAGCTAGCAAATGTCATGGCCTCGATCTCAGAAGAAATTGTCGCAACAATTGCGTCGCGTAAAAGCCATGTGAAAAATGATCCCACGTCGCCAACAATGCCGCCTCGATCTGTGGTTGAAATTGTAAGCCTGTCTGCAAGACGGAGTGGCGTATGGGATCGAGTGGTAGGGCGAATTGTGATAGCGCCCTTGCTGGCGATAGCGTCAATTTCAGCTATTGCGCGCTGAACAAGTTCATCCTTCGGTAGTGGCGCGGCCAAAACACCTATAAGCTCAGTATCAAGCTTCTGAATTTTCTTGCGGATTTTGGCAACTTCCTCACCCGGAGAACGAACACTATCGTTTCTCTCCGAATATACAGGTCGATAAGGCAAAACCTCACGGCCATGATTGGTTAGCCAATCCCTGCAATTTTCTAGGAATGAGAAGCGGGTAAAATTTTGGACGGCAGCAACATGGGCTTGTTCGGCAACAGCCAAACGCGTTTTAGCTGGTTCCAACTTGTCCGAAAGGTCTTTGAAAAAATCGTCAACGCTACGTTTTTTTCTAAAGTCGAAATTTGTTTCGTAGCGGTTTTCAGCCTCCCTGCGGAGATTAAACTCAGCTTTGGAAAGATCGGTGCGAGCTTCCCGCAGATTGTCGGCTGCAACTGTCGTAGCGGCGTATGCCGTATCACGTTCAACGTCCAAGCGAATAATCTTAGCCCGGCATTGGGCAGGCAATTTATCTAACAGTTGTTCATCAAATACGGGCATTTCGCAGTCTCTCCGTTGCTGAGAGAGACTGCGGGTTTTTATCGGCTTATGGCACTGGATGAATTCGGCAGAATAAGGAAGAAAGTGATCAAATGTGTTTAAACAAGCGGGTTCTATCGATACGGTAACGACCTGACGGCAGCATGACTGCTAGTTTACGCTCCTTCACCCAAATGCGGATTGTCCGTTCTGAGACGGCCGCGATATAAGCCGCCTCTTGGACGGAAACCCATCGTTGATCGTTAAAATCGATAGTGGACGGGTCAGGCAAATCGTGATCGTCATCACACATATCGCTCACTTGGTATTCCCATCTGTATCGTCGATCTGCGTATCAAAATTTACCTCGATGGTTTTCAATTTTGCATCGAGCGCCGAGGATTGATCCAGATTTTCCGCAAGGCTTGCAGGCAGGGCGCGAAGCGCAGACAGGCTGAAAAGATACGCTGCGCGAGTAACTTCCTTTGCAGTGGTCATGCTGTTTTCCTTTCGTGACGCGAGTAGCGGCCATGGATCGTGTGAAAAATGCGCTGTCGCGTAATCTCGCCGCATAATGCAGTTGCAAATGCTTCACGCTCCCGCGTGATCACTTCCTCACAAATTCCGGAAACGGTCTGCACAGAAACAACAGCCTGAGAAAATCTATCGATAGCTCCGACTTGCTCCGCGGGTGAAAGCGATAAGTATTCGACGGCAAAAACGAAAAGCTCTACGCACAAATGACTTGCCGGAAACATTAAAATTTCCGCCGAGTGTGCTGGCGCTTCCAGATTAAGTTCAAGCTGCATCGCGCTTCTCCCATTCGATAATCTGCATTGCTGACTGCCAAGCACTGTCGTTCGGGCGTGCTACGACAGCCTCTAGTGCTCCGGATGACGTTATTGAAGCAATTGCTAAGTCCCCGGTTTCATCAAGGCGGACGCAGATAAATAGGTTTCTGATCTGCGGACGAACCCCCACCTTTATTACGACGCCAAGGCCTTCATTTAGGAATTGCAGCCGATCGCCAACGTTGTAAGGATACTTGAATAAAGCGTCCGACACGCCCTTGGGCGTGTTAGAGGGCGCGCATTTCTTCCGGCGCGTATCATCAGAATTATTATCTAATGAATGATCAGCAGCGGTCGGCCTTAAGCCGCCGCTGCATTCAATTGGTTCCTCAAGAGGTTTATTCAAAAGGTTCCCCTTCAACTTCTTGAAGGGTTTTTGTTCGTCTTTTTGAAGGGTTTCGACCTGAGAAATTGAGGGGTTTTCATCATCAAAACCCTTCAAAGACTTGAAGGGTTTTCCGTCGACGACGGGCATCACGAGATTAGTGCTTTTACGGCCGCCCTTCGTCCACTTAACCTTAGCGTGGCCTTTTGCTTCTAGCATCTTGAGTGCGGCGCGAATGGTATTGTGAGACTTTACGCCGGTTGCCTCTGCAAGAAAATTGACGCTTGGCCACGCCAACCCATTTTTTCGGTTCAAATTGCTGCACGCGAGAACGGCGGCCACTGGCATCGCAGATTTAGCGTCGGGATCGGCCGCAATCTGCAAAAGCCAATTGCAGCGAAATGCTTCAAAAGCACCTTTCACGTTTGAGATATCTTCGGTCGCTGCAAGCTTGGACATTCACGCCACCCTGTCCAAACATGCTGCTGAACATGCGCGTTCGAGCAACTTATCTATCGCCGGGCGACCGAAGTGCGCCCGCTCAAGCTCAAGACGACAGGCGTCAAAGTCCCCTAGATCGACGTTGTTTTCCAGAAGTACGTCAGCCATTTGTCGGGTGACGATCGCGTGCAAGCTGTTCACAGTATGATATGAAGGCGGGCGATTAATCATCATGCTGCACCTCGTGCTGAAACCTGTCCCCCAATATTGGCACTGAGGCCAAGGCTTGCAGCCAGCGGTGCGACGGGTACAACAATTCGTCCACCCACTTTGATTGTCTGGAAATCACCACGTCTAGCCGCGTCGTACGCTGAATTTTTTCCAATCCCGAAAAATAGTCGCCCCGCGTCTGTAACTGAAATGGTTGGCTTTGTGAGTGCTTCTTCAAGTGTCACGACCTAATCCTCCTATGAATATACGCAACCTACGTAGGAACAGATAACATGAATTAATCTTCTTGCAACTACTTTATGTGTAAGTTACGTAAGATGTCAGAGAAGGGGATTATCTGGTCATGGATAAAACAAACAGTGACGAGCAAAAAACCGAGCGATTTAATATGTTTATGTCGCCTTCCGAGATGGCGGCAATTGATGATTGGGCGTGGAAAAATAAAGTTCGATCTAAATCAGAGGCAGTAAGGCGCCTCGTTCAAATTGGCCTTGCCTTGGACGTTGCGGCACCGCGTATCGTCGAGGAACTTGAGCGGCAACTGACACCCGACCAAAATTTTGAACCAAGTCCAGATATGCGCGCGCTTTACGATGTGCTTGGCCCACTTATCATCGGACGCCTCGGCATCCGCAGTATGTCCGACATGCAAACTGAGGTGGATCAGTCGCCTGTGCTTCGTGCACTTTGGGACGGAGCTAATCAGCAAGACGAGGAAGAAAAATGAAGGGTCATATTCGCGAACGTTCGCCCGGCAAATGGGCGATAGTGGTTGATGTTCCCGATCCTGAGACCGGAGAACGCCGCCGTAAATGGCATACATTCCACGGCACCAAAAGACAGGCTGAGACTGAATGCGCTCGCCTGATCGCTGAGTTGGATGGCGGCAGCTACATCGAACCATCCAAGACTACAGTGAGGGAATACTTCACTCGCTGGCTGGCGCACGAAAAAGCCAATGTGTCACCTAAGACGCATCAGCGGTATGAAGAACTACTTTTGAAGAATGTTGCGCCAGTCATCGGCTCGATCACGCTCAATAAGCTGACTGCTGCCAGAATAGACGGCTGCTGGGCGCATTTGCTTGAAAGTGGCCGAAGGGACGGGAAGGGCGGTTTATCGCCACGCACAGTCCATCATTGCCGCCGCGTGATGCTGACAGCTATGGATCAGGCATTGAAGTGGGATTTGCTTAAAAAGAACCCTGTCGCACTCACACGTCCGCCAAAGGTTGAGAAGGTCAGTATGGATGCGTACACCGCTGCGCAGACAGCGGTTTTGATTGATGAGCTTCGTCATACCAGAGTTTTCATCCCCGCGTTGCTGGCTGCGCTCTGCGGCCTGCGTCGTGGCGAAATCCTTGCGCTGCGATGGCGTGATGTTGACCTCGACAATGGTTCTCTGTCTATCAGGGAAAGCGCTGAGGAAGTTGGCAAGGATGTGCGCTACAAGGAAACGAAGTCGGGCAAGGCGCGCACCGTGGCGCTAGGCTCAACCGTTCGTGAAGAACTCAAGAGCCACAAGATCGCCCAGGCGGAAGAACAATTGAAGCTCGGTATGCGACCAGAGGCAAACTCCTTCGTTGTCGCGCAGATAGATGGCAAGCCATTGAAGCCAACTTCGCTAACGCACGAGTGGGTGAGGCTGGTTGCTAAGACTTCGCTTCCGCGCATCCGGTTCCACGATCTGCGTCACTCTCATGCAACTCAGCTTTTGGCCGCTGGTGTCCATCCTAAGATTGCCAGTGAACGGCTGGGGCATTCGACCATCGGCATCACGCTTGACCTTTATTCACATGTCATGCCGGGAATGCAGGCAAATGCGGCAGAACAAGTTGACGCCGCTATAAAAGCTGCTAAGAAGTCACTCGCTGAGTGAATGGGTAGCAAATCGGTAGCAATCACTGATTTGATGCTTTTCTGAAACCGAGAAAAGTACAACCATTACAAATACTTGGAGGGGTGGCCGAGCGGTTTAAGGCACCGGTCTTGAAAACCGGCGTGCGGGAGACTGTACCGTGGGTTCGAATCCCACCCCCTCCGCCATTATCATTGATTTCATTGACTTTTTGGGTGTTTTTCATCGGTTGTCATAACTGTGGAAAACCCTGCCTACCCGCAAGCAGGCAGGGTTATTCGTCTCCTCGTGTGGTCGCAGCGGAAAAGTTTTCCGTTGCGTCTAGGCTGGTAAGGCCAGACGATTTCTCGATTCGTGCGCGCCGTCACTATTCTGATTGTGGTGACGTCCGATCATCCCCATCTATGGTGTGGGCCTGTCGATTGCGGCAGGTAACGCCGCATCGCGTTCTCAGGCAACGCGTACCCCCGGCGCGCGATGCGGTCGGGAATAATTATCTTTTCCAGCTACAGCCCTCACAAGATATGATTGTTTATCAGTGATACATTGCTCGTATATCGTGTTAATGTGTTCATCCGCCGTGGGACCTTTATTTTACTGAGGACCGCTTGTGGACATATTGCCGGGCATAAGGGCGGCGATATGAACTGCTGGTCGGAGCGCGCTGGGGATGAACGCGTTCCGGCCTTCTTGGGGTATGGAGCCCACGGCCAGATTCGAACTGGCGTAATCCAATTACGGCTTACCGCTTAGAAGGCGGCACCGATACGTGGGCGAAACTTGTTCAAGTATTCTTGCCCTTCCCCTTCACACGGATCGCCAGTGCCTTCAGGTAAGCAGGCTCTTTCTTCAGCGGCTTCACGTTTTCCCGCAGCGTCTTTTTCTCCGGTTTGCTCATGTCGTCACCTTCGATTCTGGATAACGCTCGGGATGTTCAGCGGCGTGCATGAACAGATGGAAATCTGCCGTCAGCGTGCGCCAGTGATCTTGATGAGCGTCGAGAATGCATGCCGGATCTTCGATAAGTTCGGTCCAAAGGCTGATCTTGATAGCCAGATCGGCGCGAGTCTGAGCGCGAAGCTTGAAAATCGCCTGTTTAAGATGAAAGGCCGCCGACCAGATTTCGTCGTTGACCTTATCAGGCTGGTCCTGCGTCTCTCCGTTGCAAGCACAAGCCAAGGCGTGAAGGGCGTGAATCTTGCTCATGCCAACTCCCCCTCAATAACATCACCGCGAATAGGCGCATCGATGACCATGCCGACAACGATCACACTATTGCGGGCCATGCCTTTGGCACTTAGATTCGACCGAAACCATTCTCCTAGCGCAGTGCGCGCACCGAATGGCTTGTACCCTAAAGCTTCGGCTTCAATGTCCATGAGGCGGATACGGCCATTATGCTCGATAACAACAGCGCGGCCTGAACCTTCATATCGGTTGATGTCCACCCACACAGCTTCACCGTCGATGACCATGGCGCAAAGGTTTTTTGGTTTACGGCTTTGAGCGCGATGGACGATCGAGCGCATGTTGTGGCAGGATTTTGGGCGTGAGGGTGCGGTTGCTGGCACAGGGTGCGGCATTAGTGGTCTCCTCGATTAATAGTTTGGTAACTGCGTTTGGCGGCTTGCGTTGATCGCTATCGCTTGTTGTGATATCTTTTAATCAGCCCATTAATCATGTCAAGCGGTAATTATCATTATGAGCGATATTAATCAAATTGCGGGTCGTCAAATTGCCGCTGCGAGAACCCTTCTGGGCGTTGGCCAGGTTGAGTTGGCCGCCAAGGCAGGTATATCGGCTCCCACATTGCGCCGCATGGAGGCGAGTGAAGGCGAAGCATCTGGTATGAAAAACAACGTCGGTGCTGTTGTGCAGGCACTTATAGATCTCGGCGTTGTTTTTATTCCAGAAAATGGCGGTGGTTACGGAGTACGTTTAAGAGATCGTCAGAGCTGACTGAAAAAAATGAAAACCCCCGTAATTCCGGGGAGGAATTCGTTTGTGCGCATTTTTGCTGTGCAAGCTCAATTACACGCATGAGTTTTAGTATGGACTGAATCGCCACCCGGGGCATACATTAGTGGGGATATGAACGGGGGCGATCTGATGGCATACGAAATTGATTTTCTACCTGTTGGAAATAGCAATGGCGACGCCATTTGTGTTCGCTATGGGAGTGCTGACACAGGTTATAAAATTCATGTGATTGACGGTGGTTATGTCGATACAGGCAAAACCATTATAGATCACATAGCAAAGTATTACGGCGATCCGGGTTTTATTGATAACGTCGTGCTGTCCCATGCAGACAACGATCACGTGACTGGACTGCTTTCCGTTGTAGAGCACTTTGATGTTGGAGCACTTTGGATGAACCGTCCATGGCTTTATGCGTCAGAAATCCTAGATTCTTTCCACGGCAACTACACAGTCGAAGGGTTGAAAGAAACGATCCGGGAAGCCTATCCTCTGCTTGCGGAGTTGGAAGACATCGCCATAGCTAAAGGCATCCCGATTTTAGAAGTCTTTGCAGGGAAGCAGATTGGTCCCTTCACCGTCTTGGCTCCTTCACGTGAGCGATACTTAGGTCTGATCCCGGAATTCAGTAGAACTCCGGCGAGTTACGCAAAGCCGATAAAAGGCGGCATATTAGGTGCGATCGTTGAAGCGGCCAAAGCGCTGGTTGCCTTTTTCGAGACTTGGGATGATGAGAAGCTAGCCGAAAATCCACCAGCCTGTACCGCAGCTAATGAATCGAGCGTAGTCCAACTTGCTCGTTTTGGTGAAAAAACGGCACTATTTACCGCGGACGTCGGCCCTGTAGGATTGAACGAAGCGGCGGATGTCGCTGCCCATTTCGGCCTTCTCTCTCATCCCACTTTTGTTCAAGTCCCGCACCATGGTAGCCGCCGAAATGTTACCCCGTCAGTCCTAAATCGTTGGCTTGGCGAACCGCTACCAGCAGGGTCCGAACGTGGCACAGCTTTCTGTTCGGTTGGATCGGGTAAGCCAGAATACCCGCGACGGCGTGTTCAGAATGCATTTTTGCGTCGCGGATATGGGGTTGTTTCCAACCGAGAAAACTGGATTTGTCACTTCGACGAGATTCCAAACCGTCAAGGCATGGTCGCCGTCCATCCCGCGCCCTTCGAGTCTCACTACGAGGAATAAACGGTGCTTGGCCTCGACAGTTACATAATTCGAGCACGATTGTTCCCAGCAATCCTTGCAGTTGCGCCAGCAATTGCACTTGGATTTGTGCTGGTGGTGTCCTCAGGGCAATCGTTCGGCATGCCTCAAGTGCTGACCACGGCTGCAGTAGCGGTGTTGTTCTTCGGATTTTCTGATTTGGCACGAAGGTCTGGAAAAAGGACAGAGCGGAGTATTTTCGCATCAAGCGGCGGGCGTCCATTTCCGACCGTTTTGCGCCATTCTGAGTCGATAATCGATGAAGATTCAAAAGCTGATTATCACGATTACCTTAGCAAAAAAATTGGCAATGCACCCACGAAACAAGAAGAAATCGATGATCCAGCAAAAGCCGACCGATACTATGTACGTGCGGGAAATTGGCTGCGCGAAAGAACGAGAGACAAGACAAAGTTCAAAGTTCTCTTCGAAGAAAATGTCATATACGGATATCGTCGCAATCTATATGGCCTGAAATGGGCGGGTATTGCTCTGAATGCTCTTGTCGTTTTCGCCGGTTGGTGGTTCCTCTATCGGGATCATGATAGTGCGTTGTGGCAATATGGGTCTGTGTTTTTCGTTGCCGTCCTTCACGCTCTCTATTTTATTTTTGCGGTCACCAAAGTAAGTGTGATTGAAGCCGCCCAACAATATGGACGGCAGTTGGTTCTCGCAATTGAAACTCTGCAAGCTGATACGTGAATCTTACCACCGGAGAGAATATGAAGCACCTAATTCTCATCGCCGCATTACTGGCGGCAACCAGCGCGTAGGCTGATTTTCAAATGGATAAAACCGCACCTGAGATCCGCGTGGCGATTAAAAAGCCGGCAATCATCGATCTTGCTGTAGGTGAAACTGGCATCAAGAATCAGCCTTGGTTCTGCGTTAGAGACGGAAGCCTATTCTTGTTTGCTGACATGGCCCTAGACGAAACATCAGCAACTTATACCCTCTCGGCAAGAATCAAATGGATTCCCGGTGGAGCAGTTAGCATTGACATTCCAACTGCTCCCAAAGATGAAACCGTCGATCAAGCCATAGCCAGCGCATTGAACGATGCATATTTCGGAACATGTGAGGCTAAGGCTATGATCGGTGGCGAATTGCTGGAGGTTAAAGACATTAACGGCAGAACGAAAGCCTCGGATTTTTTAACTCGTTAGGTGCAAATAATGGCAACCGCACAACCTCGCGACATTATCGGGCATGTTGACGATCTCAGCGACGCAATGAAGGTGGCCAAGACTATCGATGAGATCGAAGAATCTTGGCTGCATTTTTATCTCATTGAATCGCATATCGAGCGCACTTGGCCCAACGATCAGCAGTTAAACGACACGCTGCACCGTCTTAAAAGCGGGCTATCACAATACTCTCGCGATTTCAGAGAAGGGCTACTTTCGCCTTACGGTGGATGGAGAGCTGATCTTTCATCGATCCGATCACAGGTTAGCCCACAATACGATAACGAGGGTTGGCAGAAATAAGAAGCGGACCGGAGTCCGCTCGATCTAAAACAGTGTCACCTGACGGTTTCCATCCCATACAACATTTCTTCATATTCCCAATCTTCCTCGAGACGAAGTGTGGTAATTCGCTCCACTTCGCCAGCAGCGCAGTCGGGGCAAACTGAATTGTAGTCAGTCATATAGCGATTGTGAACCTGCAGTTGCCCCTCATCAAATGAGGATGAAAAGTATGACGACAGGTCTATGAATTCATGCTCAAAATAAATAACTTCGTTGCAGCAGGGACATTCAATAACGCTCTCGCAGTGCTGACATGTGTAACAAGTATCTTTTCCATCATGTAATACAAACGTATCCTCTAAGCACTCGCAACATTCTCTAATATATCTATCAGAAATGCCTTCTACTTTAATTTTATCTATCGCTCTCCTTCGAAGACTATTTCTTGATTGCATGTTATTAATTACAAAATCAAATTGCCTTGATGAAAGCAATTCAGTAAGACTCAATCCAAAAACATCCTTAAAGAAGTTTGTTACCAAGGCCAACACTTCGAAGAATACGGATTGGGCATGTTGGGGCGTGTAATGTCCTGCTCCATGTGTATATTCATTTCGAGCATTTATAGCCGTCTGTAATCTCTTACGGTCTCTGGCGTTGAATTTATGACCGCCTATATGGTTGGACGAAATTCTATCAATTGCCTTTTGAATGCCAACGTATTTGTTTGGTGCATCAATATTCTCGAAAATAAACGCAGGATGGATAGTTTCCAATCGAGCTTTTAATAAAAGCTCAAATGATTGAACTATCGATATGATAGCAAACCGCCACTGATCGGAATCTTCATCCGCTAGCATGGATTTGGCTACAGATTCCTTGAAGAACGCCCTGCTATTAGCCTCTATTGATGCGGCTACATTCTGCGTTTCGAACATTCGTTTTGCCCTCACCTTCACTTTAGAGGCTACACGACAAAGCGCGCGATTGGCTAGATATGTGATGGCGTCCCCAAAGGACGCCGATTGTTCACGCCGCAAACGGCTGGATTTTCTCGCCGATATTGTCAGGCCAGACTCGCAAGGTTTCGCCACGCTCGCCGTCTCTGGTTAATTCGATATGCTGGAGCCTGCCGCCAATGGCACTGTTTCCATGTCCACGGTGCGATATGGATCTACGAACTCGACCGTCGAAATAACCCGACCGCCGAATTTTGTCTGACTGTTCGGATTGTTAAGCAAGGGATACGACGGTACAAACCGGACGGTTGAAATAAGATCGATCATGGGTTGTCCTGGGGAATGAGGATGGCGCGAAGAACGTTGTTTTGTTCATTTGATAGTTTTTGGAATTTAAATGAGCAAAAGCGCCACGCCTGCTGGCACGGTTCTATCCATTGTGTTTTCCTTACTTTGTGAGATGATGACCTTGCAAGCTGTCCTGACCCACATCAGAGCAAGGTGCAGAACCCCGGTGGGCTTTGCGGTCGCCGGGGTTTTCTTTTTTCTGTCACCGTTTTAAATTCGACTGGCGCAGGTCAACATTGAGACGCGACTGGCCATCTGCGTAGCCCTGACCGCACACAACCGGTCGGGGTTTTCTTTTTCACCGATAATCACTAGAGAGTGAATTGTTGTGTAATGTGCGGCACGACAACCACTCTTAGTATCGGACGTCCTTCTGATGCTAAGAGTGGTCTCTTAAGCAGCACAACTCAGTCGTGCGGGCCTCAGCGAATTGCTTAGTTGCCATTTACTGCAACGGTATCTTCAGGCCACTCAAACGTTGGCAATTCAGCCAAGAAATCTTCTACGCTAAGCTGCTAGCGCTTCACTCAGGCGGTCAGCTCTGTAATGCGGCTTTCAAGCTGCTCAATGCGTTCTAGCATCATCTTACACGCCTCCACGAGCACAGCCGCAGCCACACCACCAGTATCAAGTGCCAGCACATCGGTGATTGTCGTGCCGTCTGGCAACGTCTTCTCTTTTTCGCTGACCTGTGAGCATCCTGGAACCGCCTCTTCTGCGTCCTGGGCAATTAGGCCTATACCGCTTGCACCAGTGTCAATGCGGGTCCAAGTGCAACCGTTTAGCTTTTTCAAGGCTTCGATCGGATCGGGGATATTTTTAACTTCGGTTTTCAATCTCCCGTCTGATGAATTTACCCACGACCCCGAATTAGCATAAGCCGAACCGTCACCCCGAAAGTTCCAGAAGCGATAAGTTGATGTATAGCCAGCATGTGCAATCGTGGCTTGATTGAAGGTTCCCGTATCTTCAGCAAACAGGACCGACGACATCCCGGCAGGAGCACCACCACCCCACCGAGATGTTAATTTGCCCCCATTCCGACCACCGGAGCCTTGATACGTATTATTCAGCACCAGTGCATCTTGGTACTGTCCTGCTACTTCTATTTGCTGGGTGCCGCTAAACAAGTTTACAGCATTCAGAATTGGAATAACCGAACCGCTCGTTCCAACATCACGTGTTGCAGCGGTGCCAAGTCCAAGGGTTGTGCGAACCGCTGAAGCGTTCGGGTCATCCAAAATAGACCGAGCGAATGCAGTCAGGGGCGTCAGAGCTGATGAGTTTGCAGCACTGAGATAAGGCATTCGATCTGCCGTTCCCGTCAGCCCAAGCATTGAAATAGCCCAAGGCGTGATATCGCCCTGTGCTAAGTCCTTGTTTGCATCTGTGTAGATGAATTTATTCGCCAGAAGAGCCAAAGCCTTCAGCGCGCCGTTTTCATCTGTCTGGAAGATTTGACGGGCAGCTACTGTCAGCGCTGCAAACTTCGCCAATGTGCCGTTCGGGTCTGTCACAAGGTCCGCCAACTCATACTCACCCGCTGCATTACCGACAGGCACCTTGCCATCCTCAACACCGAGCTCAGCAAGGTTAGACAACACGCCATTACCCACCAACTCGATCATTGTGGTTGCGCGTGAGGTCTGACGAGATCCATCTGGCATGAAGCGGGCCCTATAAGGCGCGTTTGTTAAAGCCACCCCTGTCCACGGCTCAGTCAGTGTCAGCGACGTGTTGCTGTTCACGCTGGCGATAACAGCAGTCAGGTTCTGGATTTGAAGCGTGTCACCTTCTTTCAACTGCGCCGTCTGAAACAGTGTGCCGGTGCCGGTCACAGCCGTTGAGCCGGCCGCCAGATTGATAGTTCCAAAGGTGATATCAGATAGAACGGCCATCTTTGCGCTCCTTAGCTTTCAGAATATAATCGGCAAACATCTGATCAATGCGCTCCATGGCGACCTGATATTCTTTTGCTGCGCGTTCGCGCTGCTCTGCAAAGCGCAAGGCTTCTTCGTGATCAAGCGCAACAGAGTGCGCTGATTGAAAATCATCCATTCGATTTCCTATTAAAAAACCCGCTCAAAGGCGGGTGCTAAATGAATTTTTGTTCCTGCCATGGCTGAGGTAAACCGAGGCGCTGAGCTTCAGCGAGAGCCCATTGGCGGTGCTGCGCCCAAAACTCACGCGGATCTTGCCATTCGTAGCCGAGCCATCCGAATTCTGCGGATTTAATCAGCCCCCAAAAGGTGGCGCGACCTGTGAGCCACTTCTGGGCCGGAATCGATAAAGTGGCCCTGCGTCTGTTTTGCCTACGTCTAACCGGCATGGCCGAACTCTCTAGCACCCCAGCAGTCAGGGCCGTGAACCTCGATGATACGCGCGGCCAACGCCCGCCAAGCGTCGGAGGCAAGTTCGCGCGGCGGCGGTTCGCGGTTGAATGTCACGCCCGCATGATGAAGGTCTGAAAACATGTCGATGCCGGTTGAAAGGTATTCCTCCCACTCCTCAAAGAGGAAGGCCGTGCGGCGGCGGCTAGATTTACGACGAACCGGCATCAGCGGCGGTTCCCATAATCTGCCGTACGCGGTACGCGAGGTGTTTCAGGAGCATCCACACCGTCAAGCGCAAGCTCTCGTATACCGCGAAAAAAGTGCATACGCGCGTCACGTTCGATCGCAACAGCAGGGTGAGCCTTGGCTACTCCGTATCTGTCAGGGATGGTAATTCCATCCTTGGCTATAGCTTCTCGCGCCTGCTCACCACGGTCCCAAGCTTCTGCTGTGCGTATCAAAACGCGATAATGATGCGATTCAAGGTCGAAATCGGCCAAGATTTGCCGAATCCAACGCTTTGTTTCCGGCCTCAGGTGTACTGGAATTTTGAATGTCATTCTTGAAAACCCTTATTTTGCGGGATCTGGCACCGTTTGCGAGATTGGCAACCGATTCAACCGGGGCAATGCGCGTGCGCGCTGTGGACCCACCCCGTTCCTGTGAAAAACAGACTAGTCGACTTTTTGACGTCCCCGGGGGGCAAACCGGCCATCCGTCGGCCCCGAAGGTCACAATGTCCTGACCTCGCTCCATCCTTTGCTTCGTGCCGTCATGGCAAGATTTACAAAGTGACTGGAGGTTGCCTGCATCCCAGAAAAGGAACTCGTCGCCCTTATGAGCGATGACGTGATCGCAAACCGTCGCCGGTTCGACGTCGCCAACTTGCAAGCAGAACATACAAAGCGGTTGCTCCGTCAGCTGTCGCTCGCGCATTCGCTGCCATCGGGCAGTCTTATAGAGGCGAAGCCATGTGCGTTGTGTCATGTTGTGGAACCAAAGAAAAAGAAAGTTCAGGAGGCTCCGTTTAACGGTTACTGGCCCGGACACCCGCCTAAAGGTAGGCTTTTTCTCTGGACAGCCTGTCATGCACTGTGCTTGTTCATCGTGGTAACGTGCGAGGATTTATACTTATGTCGTTCTTCAACAAGATTTCTTTGACAGCCTGCGCCTTAACATTGCTCACAGTTCCTTCCATTGCCGCTTCTTCTTGCGCTGGCGTGGACCAAAAACTAACGAAGGAGCGCAAGATTGAGTACGCGGACCTCATCTCAAAGAGCCTCGAAGGAAAAGTCAAATCTTCGAAAGTAGAAGTCGATAGCTTTATGCAGTTCGGGACATGGAGTGTAGTTTACGCATCCACACCCATCGCTGATCCAGGCTATTTCTTTTTTGATAGCTCAACAGGCAAGAAGGTCTTCAAAGATGTATGGGGTGGCATGGCAGAAGAAGGCGACGGCCCCGAACTCGTAAAGTTCGCAAAAGATCTTGGAGCTAATAATCAAATAGCGTCCTGCTTCTCACATGTTGTCATCAATTAAATTGATCGGCGGGGAGCAACTTGGTTCAGCACCAATGCGTTACTCAACCCGCCGTATCCCGTCTGCCGGAGGAGAAACGGCGCCGGGGATTTGATTAAGCTTCGAATGTGCCGGTTACGATGGACTCTGGACGGTAAACGGCAAGTGCCAGACGCTCTTCGATACGTGCCGTCGCCATGTTCTTTTCAAAGTCGTCGACGTTTTCGGTCGAGATTTCGAACGTCACCTGCTGACGGTCAAAGAGCTGCGCAGCTGTGTCGAGTGCACCCACTAGGAACTGACCGCTTGGCATTGCCGTGGTGTCAGCAATTGGCAGTCGCCAGATGCGACCCTGACCGCCCTCGATAGGGTCAACGATGATGTAATTACCGCCGGCATCTTTGGTCAGCTCGAGGTCTGCAAGGTCGTCCGGGTTCATGATGATGCCGGATGCGCGGTATTCGGCTCGCCGCACCTGCTGGATTGCACGGCGAATAGTGTCAACGCGCGTATCACCGGCCTTGCGAAGAGCATCATCAAACACGGTTGCCTGTGGAATAAGGCCAAGCAGGTTCTGACCTGTGCCATCACCGAAGAGGAGCTGAAGCTCTTCCTTTTGCTTCAATCCAGAAGTGCCGCGAACATTGACATAACTGACAAGACCTGGCGCATCGTCCATGATCTGCTTCGACATCTTGAATAGATGTGCGATGACACGAACCTGTGCCGTCTTCATATCGAAGGTAAGGTCAGAGTATGGCTTCTGCGCACCTTCCGCGACAGGCGCAGCGTTGTTCGTAAAGCCGGTTTCCTGCACGTACTCGATAGAGTTCGAGCTGGTTTCGCCCGGCGCGATAAGATCGCGGATTGTCAGGACGCGTTCAGCTGGCGTCACAATGCCGGGACGACGATCAGCGGCGACCAGCGAAGTGGAAGCTGAGCGGCCCATGCCTACGGTCGTGTTACCAGACGTAATAGCCGCCATCTCAACATGGGCACGGCCACGCACTCTGCCACCCTGCAGGTCCTTGAATGCCTCAGTGGCAACCATTTTGTCAGCAATGGTCTCGCCGAATGCGGAAACATTGTCATTGTCGGGCAGGCGCGCGAAACGCTTTTCCATTTCGCCAAGCCTTCCGGCATACTCATCTTTAAAAGTGCGGATCGAATTTGAGATTTCTTGGATCTGTGCTGCGTTCATTTTGTATTCCTTTATGGATTGTAGCCTGCTTCAAGCGCGCGGGTGCATGCCTCACGGGCAGCGCGGCGTGCACGAATGCGGGCTTTCTCAGTTTTTGCTGGTTCTTTTGGTTCGGTTGGCTGATCGGTGCCGAGAACGGCCGCCAATTCATTCAGAGCGCTGTCAGCGCCTTCATCGTGGCTGTCCGCCATGAATTCGTTGATCATGTAAAAAACGCGCTCCCGCGCGGATTTTCCGTTCAATTCGGGTGTAGTGTCCGCGAAGACAGCATCACAATCGATGCCTGGCGGAATGGCATATAGCCCGTTAGGCAGTTTCATTATTGCGGCCTCAAAACTCGCTGGAGATGGAGGAATTCGACATGAGCATCAGCTTGCCGCGGCTTCTGCCCCTGAAGCTCAGCGGCAATGGCAATGAGTGCATCACCCGGAATGATGCGCGCTTTCGTTGCGGCTTTTAGTGAGGCTTCAGCGCCGAAAACCGTGTGCACACCGTTGATTGTAGTGGAGATGCCAGCCGGTTCGTTTCTGACAATCAGATGGCCGACGTCTGAAGGCGGGCCGAAGAGAAGCGTTTGCAGAACATTGCGGAAGGTACCGACAGACGAATGCAACGCTGAGAAGGTTTCGACCGTTTTCACGGAATTACCTAGGCCATTGTCGGCGATAACGCCGATTAAGAGCGCCACTATTTCGGGTTCTGATAAATCAGGTGGAAAGCGTTTGCTGCCTGAGGTTTTTGAGACGACATTTGCGTCGCCAAGACGATCGGCAATGTGGTGAATGCGCGACGGTAGGATGCGTAGTCGACGCGCAAGGATTTCGATTACCGCGGACTTTCGCATCCGGGCACCTCCATTTTCTTGTGATTGATATTACGGGGCTTAAAAGAAAGCCGCTCGACGTCGGAGGAGACCACAACGTCGAGCGGCGCATCAGGCAGCTATTCAAAGCGCCAGATATGGAAAAAGGCCCACCGAAGTGAGCCTTTAAAATGTGTCTTCATCTATAACCACGAAACGCGATTTGGGGTGCACCTCAACGGAGTGAGGGCACACATACCCCGTTACGCCGCCTTCGACCGGCCATAAATGGTGCCCGGCCGTTCTTTGATATCCCTGCCGAAATATAGAATATTTGCCGCCTCACGCTTATCGCTGGCCTTGTTTACGGTTTCGTCGGCCTGCCGTGCCTTCACCCCTGCTACCCGTTTTTCTCGGTTCCATGCTTCGCGCAATGTATCGACAGCCATATATACTGCCATCTTCCCGGCTGCGCTGGCTTGCTTCCCCTTGAAACCTCGAAACTCGCCGATAACTGTCATTGTCAGGCCGCTTAGAGCAGCGAGTTCAAAAACATCAAGCAAAGGCCCCAGAGCAGCCCGAAGCGGTCCAAGGATGGCCTTCGCATCAATATGGGCGATGATGTTGTCTTCGCCTATTGTCGGCACTGTGGATGGCTGTGTGCGTACATTAACGTCATCGGCGGTAATGGTGTTGCGCACGCCACGCGAGATGGCAACTTTCGCCGACACTCGTACACCATGATCACGCATCACGCCGTTTTCTGCGAAGTCCGTGCGACGGGCTACATCAATGCCTTGGTTGCCGACCTCTGTTTTTATTTCCTCCTCAGGAAGGCCTGCAACATCTACCAGTAGTCGATACCGTCGTATCATGTCGGCATCATCATGGCGCTTATCACGAACCAATGCTTCGCAGATCGGTATAGACTCCTGATTGTCATTCGCCGCCTGCGGTTTCGGCTTTGGCTTCCATGGGCGTGGTTTAGATTCCGGCCTTGTCGGAATCTTTGTAATCGGTGCGCCCTCCATCTGCGTAGCAAGCCAATCACGGGCGGCCGCTTTTTCTGCCGGTATGTCTAACGGCACGATGAACGTTTCAAGATGCATTGGACCTTACCGCCTGGTCGTCGTTATCGGGCTTAAGGTCTGGACGCTGGCGGTAAAACTCTGCCCAGGCAATCCTCTTGCCGCGTATTGCGCCGTCAAGCTTGGAATCGGACTCTGTTGTCATGCTGTCTCCTCGTGCGGTGGTGGTGGTGGTAGAATGTTGCCGGTCTCAGTGACAAAGAAGTGCGCTCCGATAAGATCAGACGGCGCTTCAATCTGTATGCTGATTGCTTGTGAAAGGCGTTCTAGTCGATACTGGCCTTTTTCCTGACGATCGGCATTGTCGCTCTCGACGACTAAGGTGATGATGTCCGCCGTGCCGTCCTTTGTCTCGGTATGGATAGCCAGTAACGTGTCGGCGCGATCTTTCAGTACTTCAGCGTGAACAATCTTCAGCACTTCCCCGCGTGCGCAAACCGGTGCCGCCGTAAGGCGTGCGCCGGGCTTGCCGCATGTGGGATTATTAGTTCCCCCTTTAGGGGGGCTAATAATATTATTGGGTGCAAAAGTTGCACCACTAGCGGCCTTAGTGGTGCAATCAGTGTCACCCTTGCTAGTGTCATCATTTGCACCACTAATCTTTGGTGAGGTGACAGTGTTTGCACCACTAGAAACAGGCTGGGAGCGGATATCAGTGATGACGTCACCGAACTTTTCACGAATGAAACTCGAGCCACGGCACCACCAATGAACAGCCCAGACGGACGAAGCTGTGCCGATGCCCTTGCGCAAGCGTGATGCACGAAAACTGGTGAGCACATGCGGGACGTTGTACTTGACGGCACGAACCGACATGCCAGTTGCTTTTGCTATGTAGGAAACTGACGCGACCGACTGGTTTCTTTCCTCATCGTAATTGTGAGCAATAACCCGCGTCACCGCTTTGGTTCCTGAGTTTAAGCTCGGGTCCGCATCTAAGTCGCGCAGAAAAGCTTCCTTTTCCCATTTGTATGGAACCTGAGCGCCGAAGCGGTTTCGCTTGGCTTTGGGAGGCTTACTGGAATTTGAAGTCACGTCGCACACCCCGTTTCCAATCGTCATTCCAGGCACGCCAAGCCTTTTTGAACTGGTCGCCGACTTCAAGCCGTGGCTGATAAAGATTGCCACCAGAACCCCTGTCTAGAATGAGGATGGCACCATTCTTTTCTAATCGCTTTACGGATCTCATTGCGCTTCGCTTGCTGCACCGCACGTGTTCAGCAATGTTGCTATACGACAATCGCGCCGTGCCGCCGTTCACCTTCGCGGTTGATGAAATGTATTCGGCAACGGCGAAGGTGGAAGGAGACTGATCATCAGCGTAACCAAGTGCAGCCGCCGAGTAATCGTACCAGTCAGCCATTGGTCGGGGTCCAGTCGTCTAATCGTAAGACAACCGTGGCGCTCTCGCCGTCCCAAGATGATGGTGCAAAAAACATGCCGTCCATTTTCGACGGATCTTCCCCGTCCGAGCAAAGCTTGAATCCAATCTTGGCCATTTCAGCGGCCAGAACAAGAACCCACTTCTCGGTGCTGTCGAGTGTGGGATCGGCTATGATATCCGCCGTGAATTCCCTAACCATTTCCTCAGTGATAATTTCAGGATGCGTGTTCATTCTTGATGTTCCTCGTGTAGGCGCAAGCGTGCCCATTGGGAGGGCACCGGCGCTTGCGGTGTGGTGGTGGGGAAATTAAGCGGCTAGTTCACGTCGCCGCTTATAGGCGGCAAAATCGATCACATTACTGCCGTTGAATGCGCCAGCTTCCGCAAGCTCTTTGCTGCGAATGTATGATGCACGGAATTCCGCCAGCGATGTATCAAATCGGGCACCGTACTCGATATCGGCCTCGGTATGTTCGTCTCTTTCATCCCATTCGGGGAAAATATCGACGACAGTTCCAGTTTCCTGCTCAAACTGGAAAACAAGCAATGCCAAGTATTCCGGCCGCACTTCTGATTTCAGGACATCGATCATTCCAATCATGTCCGACATAGGCTTGCGATCAGATTTGCGATTTTGAATTTCAGCGATGGCAGAAACCATAGCCTTGTCCCGCAGGAATTCTACTCGGCGCGGATTCAT